CCGGCCCGGAAGCGGTCCCCGGTGAGACGCAAGAAGCCGATCCGGAGCCCAAGGCTCCGCCCATCGAGCCTCCGAGGTCTTGGACGAAGGAAGACAAGGAGCTTTTTCGGGGCCTCCCCCGCGAGACGCAGGAACGCCTTGTGGAACGCGAGCGGTCGCGCGAAAGCGATTTTCTCCGCCGTCAGAACGAAGCGGCCGAAAAGCTCAAGGGCCTCACCGCCAAGGAGCAACACGCCGAACAGGCACGGACCCAATACGAGCAGGCCCTTCCGATGTTGCTGCAAGCCATGCAGCAGCAGGCGGGAGAGTTCGCGGACGTCAAGTCGATCACGGATGTCGAGCGCCTGGCGCGCGAGGATTGGCCCCGCTACGTCATGTGGGACGCGCAGCAGAAGAGGATCGCTGCGATCGCGCAAGAAGTGCAGGCCACCCAGCAGCGTCAGGAGCTCGCCAAATCCACGCGGTGGAGCGCCTTCGCGCAACAGCAGGATTCCCTTTTTCTCGAAAAGGCGCCTGAATTTGCGGCCGACAAGGAGGCGTTCGCCAAGGCCTCGCATGGGGCGGCCGGGTTGCTCAGGGATCTGGGCTTCACGGACGCCGAGCTGGGCGAGATGTGGCATGGCCAGCGTACGGTTTCGCTGCGCGACCACCGCATCCAGCTTCTGCTCCGTGACGGCGTGAAATACCGCGACGCTCAGGCTGCGGCCAAGAAAGCCGCCGCAAAGCCCGTGCCCAACGTCCAACGGCCCGGCCCGGCCGCGCCCCGCCATGCGGACGCGGACGAGCGACTCAAAGCCCTCGATCAACGTCTCACCCACACAGGCAGTCTCCGGGACGCCGCGGCGGCTCTTGCCGCCCGGCGCGCCGCAAGCCGCCGCTGACAAAGGACCAAACGAAATGGCACTTCCCACCAATACCTTCACGACCTACACGGCGGTCGGCAATCGCGAGGATCTGAGCGACATGATCTACCGCATTGACCCGACCGATACCCCGTTCATGACCGCGATCGACAAGGCCAAGGCCTCGGCGGTCAATCATGAATGGCAGACCCAGGCGCTCGCGGCGGCAAATACCGCCAACGCCCAGCTCGAAGGCGACGACGCCGCGGCGGACGCCACGACGCCGACCGTGCGGCTCGGCAACATCTGCCAGATCTCGCGCAAGGTGCCGCAGGTTTCCGGCACCCAGCAGGCCGTCGAGCATGCCGGCCGCGACAACGAGATGGCCTACCAGGAGATGCTCAAGGGCCTCGAGCTCAAGCGCGACATGGAGGCGATCCTGGTCGGCACCAACCAGGCCAAGAATGCCGGCACCTCCTCGGTGGCGCGCGTGACCGCCTCGGTGCTCTCCTGGACCAAGTCGAACACCTCGAAAGGCGCCGGCGGCGCCGATCCTTCGGCTGCCGACGGCACGGGGACGCGCACCGACGGTACCCAGCGGGTGTTCACCGAGGCGAACCTGAAGACCGTTCTCCAGTCGATCTGGAACAACGGCGGCAAGCCCGACACCATCATGACGGGCGGCTTCAACAAGCAGGTTTTCTCGACCTTCACGGGCCGCGCCTCGCCGATCGAGGAGGCCAAGTCCAAGAAGATCACCGCCTCGGTCGACGCCTACGAGTCCGATTTCGGCACCCTCAAGGTGGTGGCGAATCGCTTCTCGCGGCCGCGCGACGTGCTGGTCCTGCAGACCGACATGTGGGCGCTCGCCTACCTGAACGGCCGCAAGATGGTGTCGATGCCGCTCGCCAAGACCGGCGACAGCGAGCGCCGCGAGGTGCTGTCCGAATACGCGCTCGAGGCCCGCAACGAAAAGGCCTCCGGCGGCGTGTTCGACAACACCACGTCGTAACGGCCGGCCTTCCCTCTCCCCGCAAGCGGGGAGAGGTGAGGGCAGCGGCGAGTAGCGAACCAAAAAGGCGCCCATGGGCGCCTTTTCATTTTCCGGTGTGCGAGCCGCAATCGCGGCCCCTTCCGAGCGAAACCAGACCACAAGGAGACACCTATGGCCTATCCGACCAACCGCACCATCAAGACCGTCGATCTCACCGCCTATTCGCCGAGCGTTGGCGCAACACCGGTTGCGGCCTATGTCCGCATCCCGTTCCGCTGCCAGATCCTGCAGGCGAGCTCGGTGCTCGGCGGCGCGATCACGACCGCTGACTCGCTGGTGGCCTGCGCCGTCAATGGCGGCGCGGCCTTCGCGACCATCGATATCGTGCAGCCCGGCTCAGCCGCCGGCCAGGTAAACACGGCGCGGCCAACCGCCGCGACCTATGCCAACGAAAACGACTCCATCGCCTTCACGCCGAGCGGCGCGGGCGGGGCGAATATTTCGGCCGCCTTCTCACTCACCATCCGCCAGCTTTGAGGGGCGATCGCCATGCAAGTCTGGAACCCCTCGGCCAGCTTCACGCGGCCGAACGACACGACGGCTTATGCGGCCGGCGACCTGGTGGCGAACGCCACCGCGGCCGGCGCGGTCGTGCCGCTGCAAATCCCGCTCGGCAACCAGTTTCCGAACGGCATGACGCGACTGACCCGCGCCCGGCTGGTCAAGAGCGGCACCGGCGTCGTCAATGCGAGCTTCCGCGTCCACCTCTACGAAACGGCACCCACCCCGGCGAACGGCGACAACGCCGCATGGTCGACCGACCAGGCGGCGCATTGGCTGGGCAACATTGATATCGCGTCGATGCTGGCCTTCACCGACGGTGCGGCCGGCACGGGTTCCGCTCCGGCGGGCTCGGAGATGTTCCTGCGGCTCGCCGGCAAGACCGTCTATGCGCTGCTCGCCGCGCTCGGCGCCTATGCGCCGGCCGCCAACGAGACCTTCACGCTCACCCTCGAAGACGTGTCGGATTACTGATGAGCACGGTCCTGCCGCGCATCCATCTCCATAACGATGGGCGCGCCCTGACGATCGAGCACGTGCAGGACGTCGAGCCCATCCTCAAGCGCAACAAGGCGCTGCAGGGCGAGCCGCAGAAGAGCGACTGGGGCCGCCACATCGCGACCATTCCCAATGTGATCCTGGTCCAGTGGATGAACCAGGAGGGCGCCGACGTGCTGCGGATGTCGAGCGACGAGTTCGGGGCCTTCATTCGCAAAAAGCTGGCCGATCCCGATTGGCGCCATTTGAGGACCGACAAGTGACGATACAGACCTATGCGGACCTGCAAGCCGCCGTCGGCAATTGGCTGGCGCGCGCGGACCTGACCGCGACCATTCCGGATTTCATCATGTTGTTCGAGACCGTCGCCAACCGCCGGCTGCGCCTGCGCCAGCAGGAAACCACGGTGACGCTCACGCCGTCGTCGGGGGTTGCCACGCTGCCGGCGGATTATCTCGCCTGGCGCCGTCTGACCTGGACTGGCGCATTCCCGCGCGAGCTCGACTACGCGCATCCCTCCTACCTGCGGGCGCTGTTCGCGACCGGCGCGCCGGGCGATCCGCGGCTGTTCACCATCGAAGGCGCCACCCTCACGGTGCGGCCCGCCAGCGATACGGCGCTCACCTTCGACTATTTTCAAAAAATCCCAGCCCTGTCGGGCACGACCACGACCAACTGGCTGCTGGCCTGCGCGCCCGACGTCTACCTCTTCGGCGCGCTCGCCGAGGCGCATGGCTTCGTCAAGGATACCGACAGCCTCATGTTGTGGGGCGGTCGGCGGGACGCGATCTTCGACGAGCTCGAGCGGCTCGACGCCAAAACGCGCGGACCCGCCGCGATCCGGGTCATGGGGGCGACGCCGTGACGCTCGTCCCCTTCACCGAATGGCGCCCCGATGTTTCCGACTTCCAGGCTCAGGTCACCAGCGAGATATCGAACGTGCTCCCGCGCGGCGACGGCTACGGCCCGTTCCCCGATTTCTCCGCCTATACGGCGGGCCTGCCGGGCGTGTGCCGCGGCTTCTTCAAGGCGATCAATACCGACGGCTCGGTGGCAATCTTCGCCGCGACCGCGACCCGGCTTTACCGGCTCAACAACACCAACCAGAGCTGGACCGATGTCAGCAAGGGCGGCAGCGGGGGCGGGGGCTATTCGTCGGTCTCCTCGACCGACAACTGGCAGTTCGTCCAGTTCGTCAACCGCGTGATCGCGGTGCAGGCCAACACGGCGCCGCAAAGCTTCGACCTCACGTCATCGAGCCTTTTCGCCGATCTCGCCGGCTCGCCGCCGCAGGCGCGCTACGTGTCGATCGTGGGCTATTTCGTGGTGCTGAGCGGGCTCCTGAACAATCCGTACCGGGTGCAATGGTCGGCGCTCGGCGATCCCACCGGCTGGACGCCGGCGCTGAATTCGTCCGACTTCCAGGACCTGCCGGACGGCGGCGTCGTGCGCGGGGTCGCGGGCGGGGAGTATGGCAACATCTTCCAGGACACCGCGATCCGCCGCCTGATCTATGCGCCAGGCTCGCCCGTCGTCTTCCAGATCGAGCGCATCTCGGACGACCGCGGGCTCTATGCGCCCTATTCGCTGATCCGTTCGGGCGACCAGATCTTCTTTCTCGGCCCGCAGGGATTTCAGCAAATGGATCCATCCGGCTATCCGCGGCCGATCGGCAAGGAGAAGGTGGACCGCACCTTCTTCGCCGATCTTGACGCCGGCAACCTGCAGCTCGTGCTGGGCGCGTCCGATCCGCGCCATAACCGGGTCTTCTGGGTCTATAAATCGAACAG